TCTGGAGCGCAGCCGATGCGTTCGCAGCGCTCGCCTCAGCCTCGCCCGCCTTCTGCGCGCCCTGTCCCGACAGATAGCCGCCAGCCAGTGACGCGCCCGCATTGATCAGCGTGGGGGCGTTATCTATGGCGAACTTGGCGATTTGATCCCACATGGTTATGCCGTCCAGACTACAGACATTGACCCGGAAAGGCCGGGCGCCGTGATCTCGTTCGTGCCGCTCGCGCGCTGTATCTCGAGCCTGATGTCCGATTGCGCGCTGTTGTTCGCCGCGATCAGTCCTGCCGGAAGGCCCACAAAGGACGTCGTCCATGAATCGGGGAGGCTGAAGATAATCCCCGCCTCGCTGAAGGTTTCGCCGGCTGTGTAATCGACCGTAAACGTCCCGCTATCGAGCGTGTATTCCGTGCCGCCGCTGGTCAGTTCCTCAATGATGCGCCAGTTGCCGTAAAACACCGTGCCGCCGTTGAGATTGCCACCGATGAAGGTGTCCAATTCAGCCGTGATGGTGTAATCACCGCCCGCGCCGGATGGGGTCAGCGTTACGGTTGCAATCACAGACCACGTTGCCCCGCTGCTGACGCCATTGGAAAACGCCGCAGCGTTGGACGTCGTGGCAGCGCCGCCGCCCGCAGCCGCCTGCACCGCCCCATCATTAGCGATCCGCGCAGCTTGCTCCTGTGCAATCCTTGTCGCCTGCGCCGTCTGCTCTGCCGCCAGAATGGCAACGCCAGAGTTGACGTTGTCCGTATACCCACGTTCACCTTGGAAATAGCGCCACCATGCACGCGACATCGTCTTGCCGTCAGCCTCAAGCAGCGGCGTCTCGATTGGCGGAAGCCTCGGCTCGCGGCGGGCGTCGCTCACGATGACAGCGCCCGACAGGACGCCTTGAGCAAGTTGCGCAGCGTGCTCTCGCTCATCGTGTCCGTGACCTCAACCGTCGCGCCTTCAGCCCCGCCACGCGCAACCGGCGTCAGCTTCCAGCCATCCTTGCGAATGCGCAGCGCCGGGTATTCGCTCATCACCCGCCGCGCCGCTGCCAACTGGTCCCTGTTCATCCGAGATGATCCTCATTCAGAACCACGCCGAGATAGGCCGTCCGCACCGGGTCGGACTTGCGGAAATGGAAGACCATGCCCTGATCCCGCGCCCGCCCGCGCCTGCGCCAGATCGTGCGCCGGTCATAGACGCCGATGGCCCCGATGCTGCGTGAGCGCCATGACGTCCAGCTATTGCCGCTGTCCTTGCTCTGCCGCATCTCGACCAGCGGGTTCGATCCCTGCCCTGTCGAAAGGCCGATGCCCTTGGCGCATTCCAGCTTCAGCGTCTTGATCGCCATCCGTCCCGATTGTGTCGGCAGAACCGCCGTGAACTCCCGCACGATCTCCGTTCCCATTGTCGTCGTGTTGGGCATCGACTCGGACGTGTATGTCCGGCTTAGCTCGTCAAACTGCCCTGTCGCATCACAGACAAAAGTGCGGGCATCCGCCTCGACCATCGCCGTGTAGCGCCAGGTATCCGTGAGGTTGGTTCCGCGCGTGTGCCACTGATTGGTCAGCACGTCATAGAACATGCACGCATCAGAGGTCCGGAACCCGATGAAAGTGTGCGCCCGATCCGAATAGGTGAGCCCGATAATGTCGGCATCGCCCGCATCACGCAGCTTGTCAGACACCCACGGGTCTTCTGCATTGATGATGGTGGATGAGCCAGCGCCAAGGCGGCACGCGTTGTAGGAATCATCCACGAAGAAAAGCGTGTTGTCCGTCTCGACAATGCTGTCACGGCTTGCGCAGCCGGTCTGCTGGATCAGCCCTTCCTGCACTGAGAACGGATCGTCTGCGTCACCCGTCTGGACCCACGGCTCAATCGTGCGGGTGCCGAACAGGTAGTAGACATTGCTGATGACGCGCCCTGCGATCAGCTCATCCGGCGAGCTTTCCGCCGTGTAGTAGCTGAGAGACGTCGTCGCAAACCCGTCCAGAACGTCCGTGAAGCAGAAGCGTGATCCGTAGGTCAGCAGGAAGCGCTGGCCCAATGCCGCAACGCTGGTGAAGGCCGTCTCGCCATGATCAGCCAAGAGATCAGTGTAGCCCGTGTTTACCGCGCTGTCGGTATAGGCAACCGTCGTGTTGGCCGCATTGAGCGCCGTGGTGCCGAACGTGAACGCACCGTCTGATTTCTTGGCCGTGACGTACCCGATGCGAACCCGTGTCGTCAGGCATGTTGGCAACGCCGCAGCCGCAAGGGATGCGCTCGCATAGCCCGTGGCATTGGCCGGCGCTTCGATCGCCGTGATGGTCCCGGCAGCGTCGATGTCCAGCGCAACCGCCCCGAACAGGTTGATCGGGACGACATCGTTGCCCGGAGCCGTACCTGCTGCAACCGCAGTCTTGGAATAGACCGTCCCATCGATTGAGTAGCTGAACGCGCCCGTCGCCACATTGGCAGGCGTCGAGCCGATCGCGAGGTTCGGGTCAACCGTCACCCCGTCCGATGCCCGCCTGATATACGTCCCGTCCGATATGTAGGGCTGGCCGTTGAACAGGAACATCGCCTCGGTTTCGGTGAAGGCGCAATCGCCCCGATCCGTCCCCGCAATGCTGCCCGTCAGGCTGCTTGCCGTGTTCGTCGCCGGGTCGAACGTCGAGAGCGTCGTCCCCTGCCCGATCAGCACCTTGCCGTCTGCGTGGCCGTCAGCCTGCCACATGCCGCGGCAAGCTCCGGCGAAATCATTGCGCTGGAGCGAGCCCGGCGTCTCCATCAGCGCCATAGGCCGCTGCGGATCGTTCGGGTTGGGCTCCGGGTACACGTTGAAGCAGCGCTTTTCCGCCAGTCCCGTCACGAGGACCGACGCTGCCGACATCGCCATCGGAACACGCATCAGAAATACGTGCCTTTGCTCGGAGTCGCGATGCGCTTCACGTTCGCCGTCAGCTCGCGGATCTTGAACATGGCCTTAGCCTCGTTCGCCTGGACAAATGCCGCAGCCTCGTTCGCGTCCATGTAGTCATTCGCGAGGGAGCAGGCGTAAAGCGCGGCCAGATGCTCAACCAGATGCTGCGGCGTTGCTGAGTCCGACCAGTAGCAGATTTCATTCTCGCGCAGGTCTTCATTGACCGACACGATCACCCGCTCAACGATCTCCGTATCCTCGGCCTCGGCTGTCTCGCCTGCGATCAGGACGTACAGCTTTTCGAGGACGCGGTTGCGCGTCTGGGCTAGTGTCGCGTCAGCCACGATCAGGCAGCCTCAGCTTGCGCTACTGCAACCGGATCAACGTCAGGCTCGCCGCGGTGCGCTGCAATGATGCGGTTCGCCTCGGTCGCGGTCGTTACCTCGCCGCCCGTGATCTGACGCGCCCATGCCATCCGGCGCTTGTGATGCGCCTTGCGCCAGTCGGCGGTGATTTCAGTCGTCGCCTGCTTCGGAGCGGCCACAACCTCGGGCTGCTCCTCCATCTCGGCGGTCTTCATGTACGGCAACAGCGCCAGCAGGCGCACGATCTTCGGGTCATGCACCGTCACGGGAACCCCATGCCGGAACACGATGTTCTTGATCTTCTTCGTCGCAGGGATTTTCGCCATGTAGACGAACGCCTGCGGAACCTTGATCTGAGCCATGCTCATCTCCTCAAGTGCGAATGGCGGGAGCCGTGAAGCGCCCGCCATCCTCATTCAGTCATTACGAAGTGCGGCCATTCCCGTTGTTCGGGATGAACAAGACGTAGGCAACGCCGTAGCCAGCGGTGCTGTCGTTACCCGTCGCTGAGACGACACAGACGACCGTGACTTCCGAGGTCGAATACAGGTCGTTCGATGTCGCCAGTTCGTCCCAGACGATATTGCCGATCGTTCCCAACGCAAGGTTGGTGGCAAAGCCGTCCGTGTCGCCAGACGTACCGATCTGGAGGATCGGTGACGTGCCGTTGAAGGCGGTGCCGACGATGACGCCAGCGCCGACAACAATAGAGCCCGCGGGCATGACGCCAAGCGTCAATGACCCGCCGCCCTCGTCCGCCTCGCTGATGTTGCGGCGCAGGTAATGCACCACCGGAGCAGAGAACTCAGTAGCTTGATAGGCAGGCATGTGTGTTTGCTCCTGTTAGTCAGCGGCTGTGGCGAACAGGCCGGTGATCATGCCGTAATCGACGGCAGACGAACCGCCCGGCGGGA